TATATAGAAGTTCATTAGCAGAAATTAAAGTATTTCACAAGAATCCCTCATTTCAAATCCAGATATGAATGATTACAATGAACAGCCTAGAACTAATCCTGCTGACATTGCCTTTGGTATCAAAAACCAAATAAATGATTATTAGATTTCACAGAGAGAGAAAGTCTCGCACCTTACGTTAAAGCAGTGGTGGCTACTACAAATGAGCAAGCACCTTCTAGAGCAGTTCACATGAAAGGCTCAGCAGCTAGTGTAAACTTAGATGTTGGTGGAGAAACAATAGCTTTTTATCTATTACAAGGTCATACATATCCAATATCTGTTACGAAAGCAAGTGCTACTACGGTCGTCCTATTGTACTAATGGCTTTTGGAATGTTAGAGCTGAGTAGGCTCCCACTCGAAGCACAAGAAGAAATCCTATCAAAGTTATCTTCTGAGGATAAATGTCCTATCGAAATAGATAGTAAAATATATTATATACCAAATGCAGTCAATGATTTGATAGAGACTTTATACGAACAAACATGTATTCAAAAAGGGGAACATGGAATACCGAGAAATAAAGAATAAAAAGCATTACATATACGAACATATATCCGAGTTTTATAACTATCATCAAGATAAGACTCCTATAGAAGACTGGCGAAAAGGTAAAGAAGGAGACTGGGTCTGGAGTGATGATAAAAGGATAGTCCAACTTCTCAAAGTTGTAGATACGATAAAACATCCTAACGATAGAAAAAATTATAAATATGCAGAGGGATATGTGCGTACTGTTGTAGGTACATTCTTAAAAAAGAAAGGTAGTAAAATGGATACTGACTTTTCAAAACATCCAAATAGGTATACATTCTCTGGGAAGAATCCTAAATCTATAAAAGATAGAATAGGGGTGACTCAAAGAGAAAAGATTTTTGCTACAAATGTAGCTGTAGGAATGGGGCCTGTGAAGGCTTATATGGATGCCTATAATAATGATGATGAATTACAATCTAGGAAAAAAGCAACAATTTTATTAAAACAGGAAAGAGTTATGCAAGAAGTAGAAAAGTCTGTATTAGATATAGCAAAAGGAATGGGATTAGACCATGAATATGTTTTAAATAAGCTGAAGTGTCTTGCTGATAGCAGTTCGGATGATGGTATTGTATTGCAATCAACAAAAGAACTAGCAAAAATAATTGGAACTTCTGGAATAACTGTGAAATCCAGAGAGATGGGTATCGTAGGAATGTTTCAAGGTTTCTCACCTGAGCAGCTCGAGAAAGCAGAGCGGCCTCAACTAAAGGAAATAAAAGGAGAAGATAATGACGTGTCCTAAATGCGGGTCAATAAAAAATAAGAAAAATGGGAAAACAAAAGATATACAAAGATATAAATGTAAAGATTGTGGTAGAGAGTACTTAGAAGAGTATGATGATATTCCTACCTCTAATGTAAATACTTCATCGGTAGTAGAGCAACTAAATTATACTTATCTAACAGATAATGTTACTACTGGGAAAGCTCCAACTTTAGAGAACCTTTTAAATAAGTTTGAAATATCAGAAGATGTATGGAAAGTAACAAACTTTAAAGTAAATCAATGGGATGTATCAGCTAAAGAAGAAGTGGACGGGAAAATAGTATGGAATACTCATACTAATTATCAAGCAAGGGCAAGTCTAGTAAGAAAGATTCCAATTAAGTGTGATTTCCCTGCAGTGCAAGGTGCAACTGTATCGGATATTTCTTTTAATGTTAAAACACCAAATAGAGATTTAAAATTAGATGTAATACTTCCAGATGCTCAAGTAGGGTTTAAGAGAGATTTAAATACTGGAAAATTAACACCACTTCATGATTTAAAGGCAATCGCTATTGCTACTGAAATAATTAAGGACTTAAAGCCAGATAGGATAATAATGTTAGGAGATATGCTGGATTTACCAGATTGGTCTACTCATTTTGTTCGTTCTCCAGAGTTTTATTTTACAACCCAACCTAGTTTAGACTGGTTAGCTTCTTGGATTAAAGAATTAAGACCTTATTGTAAGGAGATGATTTATATAGAAGGTAATCATGAGAAAAGAATGATTGATAGTATTATACAAAATACAATTCAGGCGTATGGTATTAAACCAGCTAATGAACCAGAAGTTCCTGCTTTAATGTCTGTTCCTTATATGCTAGGGTTACATAAGATGGGCGTTGAGTATATAGGAAATTATCCTCATGGAGAATATTATATTAATGATAATCTTGTATGCATACATGGTAATAAAGTGGGTGCAAAAAGTGGTCAAAGTGTAATGAAGATGTTAGACTCTCCTAGAATTAGTTTGATACAAGGGCATGTACATAGATTAGAAATGGCCCACAAAACTGTATGGACACATGGGAATCCTAAAATATATCAAGCAATATCCTGTGGGACTCTTGCAAGAATAGATGGAATAGTTCCTGGCGGAGGTACTAGGTATAATTGGCAACAAGGATTGGGAGTTGTTGAATATGATAAAGAGAGATTCCAAATAGATACTATTGGTATTTATAATGGCAAATCTATATTTAGAGGAAAATCGTATAATGGATAATTATACTAAATCAAGAGATAAGAAAACAAGACAAGGTTCAAGTAATAATACTAAATATGGTAATAAAGGGAGTAATAAATACTATAAGAAAAAATACAGAGGTCAAGGAAGATGAATTATGGAGGTAAGTTTTTAGTATTTTGGAAAAAAATGAAAGCAGATAAAACTGATGCTTTAATGAGGTCTTTTGATACATCAATAGAAGCTAAATCATATATACAAGGTTGTATAGATTCTGTTGTAACTTTCACAAAAGACGCAGATGAAGATGAGTTATTAAAACAATTTGAAATAAAGGATGCAACGAAAGAAATATGGCTATAGCAACAAAAAGAGGATTACAAAGAAAAGATTTAATTGAAAGAATAAAATTTCTTTAATATGCTCTCGGAAATACAATTGAAAGAGGAAGGAATTGCGAATCAATACTTAATCTTTATATAGAGATGAATAAAGATGAGAAAAAATTTACAAAGTTTTTAGATAAGAAGAAAAAAGATGGCGAACATAAACAAGAAGAACATAAGTCTAGCTGAAGAACAATTATTACTTGCTCATAAAGATTTAATTGCCTTTGGTAAACTATTTCTTCCTGATGACTTCCTGAGAAGCGAAACCCCTCCATTCCATTATGAAATGGCAGATTCCATTGATGATACCAATGTTAAACAACTAGGTATTATTTTACCAAGAGGACATGGGAAAACTGTCCTAACTAAAGCATCTATTATAAAAGATTTTTTATTTTGTCCTAAAGATGATATGCATTTTTATGCTTGGGTCTCTGCTACTCAAAAATTATCGGTAGGTAATATGGATTATATAAAGCATCACCTTGAATTTAATGATAGTATTAAGTATTTTTTTGGAGCTATGAAGGGAAGAAAGTGGACTGAAGAAGATATTGAATTATCTAATGGATGTAAACTTATATCTAAAAGTAATGTAGCAGGTATTCGTGGTGGTGCAAAGTTGCATAAAAGATATGATTTAATTATATTAGATGACTTTGAACATGAAGCAAATACCATTACACCAGACGCTCGCGCTAAGAATGCGAATCTGGTTACCGCTGTTGTCTATCCTGCCCTCGAGCCGCATACTGGTCGCTTGCGTGTTAATGGTACTCCTGTACACTACGATTCTTTTATTAATAATCTTATTACTAATTATGCAAAATCTCAAAAAAATAATGAAGATTTTTCATGGAGGGTTATTACATATAAAGCAATATTGCCAGATGGTACTCCTTTATGGCCTTCTTTCTTTTCAAAAGAAAAACTAGATGAGAAGAAAAAGTTTTATTTAGATAGTGGCCAATCCCAAAAGTTCTATCAAGAATATATGATGGAAGTTCAATCTGAAGAAGATTCAGTATGGAGTAGAAGGTATATAAAACATTGGGAAGGATATTATGAAAGTGAAGATGGTCAAAACTATATTCATGTTGATGGAGAAAAGCTTCCTTGTAATACATTTATAGGATGTGACCCTGCTACAGATATAGATACTAAGACTTCTGACTTTTCTGTAATAATGGCAATTGCTATTGACCCTAATAATAAATTATATGTATTAGAATATGAAAGACACCGAAGTATTCCAACTGTAGGTTCTAGAGATACTAGTGGAGAAATTATTGGTAAAAAGGGAGTAGTAGATTATATTATGGATATGCATGAAAAATACCATTGTGTATCTAGCACTGTTGAGGATGTAGCTATGAATAGGTCAATATTTCAATCGTTGAACGAAAGAAGAAGAATAGAAAATAAATATAATATTGGTGTAATTCCAGAGAAACCTGGTGGTCAAAACAAAAGAAATAGAATATATAGTGGCTTAAGTGGTAGATTTAGTACTGGAAATGTATTTTTAAAAGAAAATATGTTTGATTTAACTAACGAAATCATTACTTTTGGGCCTAAAATGTCACATGATGATACCATCGAGACCCTTTATTATGCACAATTACACGCATTTCCGCCTAATATGAAGCCTAATGAATCAAAAAGGGGATGGTATAAACCTAAAAAGAAAGCTAAAAGCTGGGTAGTAGCCTAATGCCACAAAGTAAAATACCATATAAAAAATCAAGTTCTGCTCCTCAAATAATGGGTAGTGCGAATTTAAAATTAAGAGCTCCTATAGGGCAAGATTCTATGTATGGTAAAATGTTTGGAATGGGTCAAAATATTCTATCTACTTTATCTCGTTCAGACCCTTCAACCGTGTGGGAAAGTTATAAGGCTCAAGCGACTACCGCAGCTGATACTTTAAAAAATAGAACAGGTCCTACTGCAGGAGCTTTTTTATTATATGAAGCATCTAAAAGAATGGGTGTTAATGTAGGTTCTGGAAATATTGGGATACCAACAAAATATGGAAAATTTAGATTAGGGACTCAAAATGTTGGTGGGTCTAAAGGTGTTAAGTTATCGTTTGATATAGATAAAAGTATTCTTGGAAAATTAGAAAAAAGGTTAATGCAATAATGGCTAAAAAGGGAAGAAAAAATAAAGCTCATATAAATAAACAATTATGGGATAGGTCAAATAGTACAGATAGAACTAAGTGGCGTAGTAAAAGTCAGAAAGGATATGATTTTTATCTTGATGAACAACTTAGTGCAGATGAAGAAAAGTCACTAGAAGAATCTGGAATGCCTTCTTTTACTATTAATAGGATTCTTCCTATTATAGAAATAATGAAATATTTTGTAACAGCTAATAGTCCTAGATGGAAAGCTGTAGGTGCAACTGGAGATGATACAGATATTGCTCAAGTGCATTCTGATATTTCTGATTATTGTTGGCATGCATCTAATGGAAATTCTATTTATGGTCAAGTTGTATTAGATAGTCTTGTAAAAGGTGTTGGATATTTCTTAGTAGATGTAGACCAAGATTCCGACCATGGAAAGGGAGAAGTTACTTTTAGTAGAATAGACCCTTATGATGTTTTCGTAGACCCTTCAAGTCGTGACTTCTTATTCAGAGATGCAGCTTTTATAATGATAAAGAAGAATTTATCTAAAAGTCAATTAAAGAATTTATTTCCTCAATATGAAGCTAAGATAAATAAAATTTCATCAAGTACTGATAATAGTTCTAGTTATAGTCAAAGAGATGTAGAAACTTCTAAAATTATACAACCTGAAGATATTGGTTTTGGTATTGACCCTAAAAAGGCAGAAGAAGACCAAATAATACCTTATTATGAAAATTACACTAAAATAAAAGTTCCATTTGTAAATGCATTTATACAAATACCTTTAACTGAAGATGAAGAAAAACAATTACAAGAATCAGTAGAAGTTCAATTACAAGAATTTCAAGCTGAAGTTCAAGTTCAATTACAAGAAAAAATGTTGTCTATACAACAATCTTTAGAAGCTGGAGAGATTATTCCAGAAAGAGCAGAATTAGAATTTAAAAAAGCTCAGCAAATGATGGAAACTTCAATTGCAGAGAAACAACAAGAATTAACATCAGCTGCTCAAGAAGAAATGACTAAAGTAGAACAAGTAGTTATTCGTAAAGAAGAATTTGATAATATGATGAAAGGTCAAAGATTTAAAAAGTCTGTTGTTGATTTTGTTAATTTTTACGAAACTAGAATTAAATTAATATGTAGTGTAGGTGATGATATATTTTTATATGAATATGAATTACCTATTACAGAATATCCTATAATCCCTATTCCTTATTTATATACTGGAACTCCTTATCCAATGTCAGCAGTAATGCCTTTGATTGGAAAGCAACAGGAAATAAATAAAGCACATCAGATTATGATTCATAATGCAAACTTAGCTTCTAATCTTAGATGGTTATATGAAGAAGGTTCTGTAGATGAATCAGAATGGGAACAATATTCTTCTTCGCCTGGAGCATTGTTAAAATATAGACAGGGATTTCAACCTCCTACTCCAGTATTACCCGCTCCAATTAATAATGCATTTTATAGTATTACTCAAGAAGGTAAATCTGATGCAGAGTATATATCTGGAGTTCCTTCTGCTATGATGGGATTTACTCAACAACAAGCAGAGACTTATAGAGGATTGCTTGCTAATGATGAGTTTGGTACAAGAAGATTAAAATCTTGGATGTCTACTGTTGTAGAACCTGCTTTAGAACATCTTGGTAGATATTTCCAAATGATAGCTCAAAAACATTATCAAATTGATAAAGTATTTAGAATTGTTCAACCAGAAGCAGGGCAAGAAGCAGACCAAGAAAAAGAAGTAAGAGTAAATATTCCAATATTTAATGATTTTGGTAAGGCTATTGGTAAATGGATGGATTATGAATCTGGTAAATTTGATGTAAGAGTTGTAGCTGGAGCTACTTTACCTATTAATAGATGGGCTTTATTAGAAGAATATTTTAGATGGTTTCAAGCGGGATTAATTGATGATGTTGCTATGATAGCTGAAACTGATATAAGAAACAAAAAACAATTAGTAGATAGAAAAAGTGTATATTCACAATTACAATCTCAAGTAGAACAAATGACTGAGGCTATTAAAGATAATGAAGGAACTATTGAAACATTAGAAAGACAATTAGTTCAAGCTGGTATTAAAATGAAAGTTCAGCAAGGAGAAAGTGAAGTTAGGAAAGAAGTATTATCTACAGAAGCTCAGCAAAAACTTCTTAGAGGTATGATGAAAGGAGAGTTTCAAATGGCTAAAAAAGAACTTTCTAGAGAATTAAAAGCAGTAGTAAATGAAGCAAAAATTGATTCAAAAAAAGACTTTGATAATAGCAAAGAAAAATAATAAATTTCATAAACATAAAAAGGATATATTATGAATGAAAATGTACAATTAGGTAACGTTCCCAATGGAACCCCCGAAAGTGCGCCTATGAGTTCCGATGGTTTTTTCGAGGCCCTAGATACTCAAGTAAATGGTGGTATATTGGATGCCCCACCTTCGCAAGAACAGGAAACCTCTCAATCTTTAGAAGATGCTGGTAATCAGTTTCTTCAAGAACAACAACAGAAAGAGAGCCCTGTAGAAGGTCAGGCGGATATTGAAAATCTGCAAAAAAGGTATAGTGATTCAAGTCGTGAAGCTCAACGTCTTAACGGAAAGCTTACAGAACTTGAACCTTATATGCCTATACTCGATGCGATGAGAGAAGACCCTAATTTAATTACTCATGTGAGAAATTATTTTCAGGGTGGAGGTCAAGCCCCAGTTTCTATGAAAGAACAACTAAATCTTGATGAAGATTTTGTATTTGACCCAGATGAAGCAATGTCGAAACCAGATTCAAATTCCGCTAAAGTTTTAGGAGCTACAATTGATGGAGTAGTCCAAAAAAGGCTTAATGATGCTTTGAGTACACAGAAAAATGAAAACCAGAGACTTACAAAAGAATCTGAATTTCGTTCTAAGTTCAATTTATCAGAAGACCAATGGAAAAACTTTATTAGTTTTGCAAAGAATAAAACTTTACAACTAGATGATATTTATTATCTTATGAATAAAGGTCAACGAGAACAGAATATCGCCCAGAGCGCAAATCAAGAGGTTACAAACCAAATGAAGAAAGTTCAACAGCGACCACAGTC